TTTACAGATACCTTCTTGGTCTCTCCACGGACAGACAGTTCAACGACAGAGTCATCAGATGCCACAATGGCCTCTTCTTCTTCATCGTCTTCTTCGTCTTCGTCTGTGTCGTCACCTTCTTCAGGGTCTGCGTCGTCCTCTAGTTCTTCTTGGTCATCTTCATCTTCAAAATCACCCTCTTCGACATCTGTCTCTTCGATGTCTTCGGGTGTTGCATCCTCGTCTTCGGTTTCGGATAGGTCTTCACCGTCATTCCACCGACCTAGGATCGCTTCAGCGGCATCGTCAATGTCCAATGCTCGCGGTTCCGAGTTACTTTGCTGGACGTTTGTCATAGTCCTTGTTCCTCTTGGCTTATGTCGCCTTGGGCGCGGATTCCATCACGAACCTCAACCCGTTGTTTCAGTGTGTTCACCACGTCTACGATTGCGCGATAGTGGTTGTAGGCTTGCTCTCGTTTGTCATGGCCATCAGGCTCCGTATTCACGAAGGCTGCGAAGGCCGCTTCAACAAGATCGTTGACAACAGAAGTGAAGGCAGGGGCCGATAGAACGGCCTCTGCTTCATCCCCTGCCGCCACAAGTTGCTCTTCTTGTGCTGGCATATGTTACCTTTGGAGTTACCCGTTAGGGCTTGCGATTGCGCGGACATCCTGTGCACTGCGGGCAATCTTGAGTTCTTCAAAGTTGACCGTTTCTTTGTGCTGCTGCTGGGCCTCTTGGAGGTCCATCTTGTCCGAGCGTAGTGCGAAGTCTCGCTGGGCCTTGATGCTCTCAAGTTCCAGTTTCATCCTCGCAATCTCTGCATCATACTGCGCCCGCATCTCTGCGATTGCTGTCTGACGTTCTTGGAGTTCAATCTGCTTCATTGCCATCTGCATCTGCATCTGTCCTGCGGGATCAGGCTGCGGAGGCGGAATTTGTGCAGGGTCTATCAGGAAGTCAGCGCCGTTCTTGATCCCTGATTTCTCAAGGATAGAGTTCAGCATCTTAAACTTCTGCGCTGGGCCATACATCATTGCAATACTTGGGTCGGCAGTGAACAACTGGTGGAACGCAAGATACTTTTGAATTTGCGTCTCTTGTTCACCATATCCCAAGTTAAACTCGACCATCACGTCACGCTTGTCTGCCCACTGAGAGGGACTGATCTTGACGTAGTTGCCTGCAAGTTCGACCACCTTCTCCACAGTCTCGTTCTCTACACAGAGTTGGTAGGTCAGCAAGAATAGTGGTTTCAGGAAGTTGTTTGCAAAGTTGCGGGCAATGATCTTTTGACGCTGTTGGGACATAGTCGCCAACTGCTCAATCATTGCAGCCGAGTTCTGTTTACTGACGGCGTCCTTGTTGAGACCCTGAGACAGGCGAGACACACCAGATGTGTCCTCCTTGTCCTCATCCAGCATCTGAATGGTCTGGAAGATGAAGGGGTTCAGGGATGCCTGTGGCATTGGGCTGATTGCGTCTGGGCGCGTCACGTTGACGATACCACCAACACGGTTGTCGATAAGTTCCCGTGGGTTTGTCAGACCGCCCTTAACCACAGTGTAGCGTGGGTTATTCGTGACCATAGCGTGGTCAAGGATAGAGCGTGTCAGGACAGTCCGTGCGTTCTGTATGCTGATCAACTTGTCTGCGAAGTTGTTACCGTGGAACGCATGTGGGATGGGCAGCGGAACAAAGGCGACGAAAGGAATGCGAGACACAACTTCCTTGGAGAGGAGGACGTGTCCTACCTTAACGATGCGGTATAGGTCAGTGGTTCCGTTACCTTCGACATCCAGAGGCATGTAGGCTTCGACAACAGTCACCTGACGTGTCTGACGTTGGTTCCCTTTAGTCGTAAAGCCGCGCCCAGCGCCGATGTTGTCAAAGCGCGACAGCACTTCAGGATCGGTGTCAAAGTCATCGTCCTCATCCGTGATGTCAGACACAAGGTCTTCGTCATACCCCATCTCAATCAGTTCAGCGATTGTCTTGCGGGTGCGGTGTGCAAGGAACGATGCGTCAGTAAGTGACTTACACTGTGGTTCCACTAAGAACTCTTCTGGTGCCACAGCCTCAATCTTCACCTGAGACGTATCACGGTAAACACGGAGTTCGCCTGTGTAGAGGCCAAAGATGTCCTGTTCGACTTCTTCGATCTCTAAGTTGTCTTCCGCCAGCCGCGCGTCGAGTTCTTCCTCAGTGAGGTTCTCAACGTATTCGAGGCTGCTTTCCGTCTGCGGTTGCCAATAGACCTTGGCAATACCAGCGCGGGCAATGAGGCCATCATGGATGACCGTCTGCATTACCTCAAACAGGTTGTTTTGGCGGTGAAGGACGTAGTCGGTATACTCAGTGCAGACTTCCGCCATAAGCACATCTTCAGGCCCTTGTGGGGCAAACCGAAGCGTCTTGTTGCCAGTGCTGAAGGTCTCCAGAAGCGCAGCCTTCATGCTCTCAACAGCATCATAAACGTCTTGAGAGACGTATTTACTGTTACCATCGTGGGCTGGTTTTGGAAGTTTTGCTGAGTAGTAGTCCATGACGCGGGCGCGCTCACGGCTCAACTCGCTATCAGCGTAACCCGTGGACATACGCAAGTTGTTGTCAACGATTGAGACAATCTTGTCGTCATCCAGTTTTTTGTATTCTGATTTCATCTTCAAACCATCTCAATGTATAGATCATCGACTGCCTCAATCGGCTCCCAAGCACCCTCATGGATGTGATTGGCTAGGGCCAAACTCATTACACAGTCATCGAAGCATCCTGCCTCTGCCTCCATACCGCCCGTGTTGTTGACGATGTATGTGAGCATTTCCCGAATAGTCACCTTGTCGTTCAGTTCGATTGTTCCCTCACGAACCACAGCGCGGAGTTCATCAACGACTAAAGGTTTTGTCTTGGAGGTCGTTGTGAAGCCGAGTTTGACAGTCTCCTTGTCAGTCAACTTGTCTACCTGAACCTCTGTATAAAAGTGCGGATACGCCATGTCTTTGCCTAGGCGTGTGCAGGTAAGGATGCCGTGACTGTTGTTTTCAACAATGATCAAGGCAAAGTTAAAGAACTCTCCGAGACGGTAGAGAACTTCTGCGAAGTAGTCTGGATGGACCTGCGCTCTGTAAGTCGCCACTTGGCGCTTCTTACTGTCTAGGACTTGAGCAACAGACCAGTCACCACCCCTGACACCCATCGCAACGTCAGCACCAATGGTGTAGCGCTCACCAGCGTCATGCTTGTGATAAAGCGTGAGTTCACCCCTGACATTCTCAAGCCACTCTTCGCCCTCAAGGGCAAGGCGGTGCACTGGATCGTTTGCGTCATCCAACTGAGTCTGGAGCGTCTCAGGTGCGAACACAGGGCGACCTGTGGTCAGGAAAGCCTCTTCAGGCTCTGCGGGGTATTCTTGTTTGAAGAGGTCGATGCCGTTCTGGGCCACCTTGCGGCGGCGGAACATGAGTTGACCATCGTCTAGGTTATACTTCTCCGACAACTCCTCTTCTTCAGGAGTTCTCTCAAAGTTTTCTGGAACCTTCTCACTATATTCAAGGTCCATGAACCAAGGGATGAACACAGGCTTGTAGCCATTGGTCCCACTCATAGCGCCACGCCATAGATCGTAGAATATACCACTCACACCATTGGCAGTGCTCTCTACGAAGATGGCGGTGCCGTCCTTGTTTGGGACAGCCTGTGTCAGGCCGTTCCAGTTCTCATGGGCGCTAGACTTAGGCCAGAACGCAAGTTCAGAGGCGTGGACGTGTGTGAGCGTTTCACCACGGCCAATACTTTCACCACCCGCTGTAGCAACAACGTAAGAACTGTCCAAAACGTCAAACGTAAGTTCCCTACGCGAGGAATACTTGGTGTGAGGCTTCAGAAGTTCTGGGCAGTTCTCATGGTAACGCTTTGTCATGTCAAACAATGCGCGGGTGCTGTCGCTGTGGTGGGTGATCACCATAGCCTTGCAGGCCTTACGCTGAGACACGTTGTGATACAGATAGCCACCAACATATGTCGATAGACCCTGCTGACGTGCCTTCAGGATGATGATGCGAACCTTACCCTCATCAGCAATCTGTTCTTCAACGGCTTGCTGTAGGATGCGCTGGGCGGGCTTCAGTTTCAGGGGACGGATGTCTCCGTCTTTGGTTCTGATCTTTAGCGCCGCCGAGGCATAAAAGTCGAAGTCTTCAAATAGACGCTTGCGAACTTCTTTAAGTTTCTGATCCATCGTCGTTTTGCTCTTCTTCGTTGTCGCTGTCTAAGAGCGACTCCAAGAAGGCCTCGGCCTTGCCGATTGTGACTTCGCTCTTCGATGCGGGTTTTGTCTTGGTGAAGTCCAAGACCATACGGGCGGCAGTCAAGCGGTCTCGCGTCTGCCCCGGTTCTCGCATGATTTCTACGGCAGTCTTTAGTGCTTCGACTGCATATTCATCGTCAATTTGGTTGTCTTTGGTCATTATCGCCACGATCCTTTCGGCGTCTTTCTTTGCCTGCTCTCTGATGGGGGTAATGGCCTCAAGGGTGTATCCGTCAGGGGTTCCTTTCGGCCTACCCCCGTTTTTTCGAGGCTTTGTTGACCACTGCCGCCGAAGTTCCCTGCCCTCTTCCGTTTCCATCAGTTTGGCGAAGTAGTTTGTCTTGCCCGCCTGATGGGACTTGTTCGGATGCTGTAGAGGTTTCTTTGGACTTTTCTTTCGGGGGTTCTTTGGGGCTGACATTGTGGACTCCTAGTAGGTTTTCGAGAACTGCTAGTGTCTCTGGACACGCTTTACAGAACACAGGCGCTGGAATGCTTGCTGCCATCTCCCGTAAAACAGAGTCCTTTTGGTCTTTGGTCATGCCAGAAGATTTCACGGCCTCAACGCCCTGCAAATAGGGCAGCAAATCAAATGCTGTCTTGTTCACTGTATGCTTCCTTTTGGGGACTGATGCCCCCCGAAGGGGGCACCATTATGCGGATAGAATGCCGTTTGGCATTGGCTCTTCCTCTTCGCCGCCAGCGGCAACAAGGCCCATCGCCATAGCGACTGCCAAGATTGTGGCAAACGGATGGGAGAAGAAGAGGATTTTACCGTTGTTCGCTTTGTCGAACTCAGCCTTGATCATAGCACTGTTGATCGGCATGAGTTCCTTAGCGAGACGTGGGTTCATCAGGTAAAGCCACATTGGGTCAACGGACAACTCTGGCGTCAGGTTGGTGTAGTTACGGTAGCGCTTAATCGCCCTCTTGATTGCATCTGCATACGAGGTGTCACCATCTTTTTCCGCCTGCTGTAACCTCGAAAAGTAGGAGCCAAATTCCCTGACAGGTGTTGTGTCGCTGGGGTTACTTTCGATATAAGCCAATCCCGCTTCCTGAAAGGCAATGATTTCCTTGATTGCAGGATGATCTGCACCAAGGGTTTCTAGGATCGGCTTCATCACAGAAGAGTTGTAACTGTTAGCACCAACTTGATCAGTAGAGTTGTTCAGTTTGTTCTTAACAGTTGTAAGCCCAAAGTAACCCTCACCGTCCATGTTACCCTGAGTAAGCGAGTGTCCCATTTCATGGAGAGCAGCGGCAAGAGACCGAATGCTTGTCACTTTCTCGCCGTCGTAGGAACCTTTTGGCTTGATAAAGAAGACCTTACTACCAAAGCCCCTCATAGTTGGTGACCAACTGTGGACAGCAAAAGTTCCTTTCGGACTTTTTGTCATCTTTTGCATCGAAGAGCCACTACTCAGCATCTGTGCGGTGATACCGAGGAGTTTAGCGACCTCTAGTGCAGTCTCAATATCCTGAATGCCGTTCTCATACTTCGTCCCCTTCTTGCCAATCTCAACGATCGCTCTCGCTTCAGGGAGATTTGCCTTTACTTGCGCTGGCGTGGCTTGTTTTGGGGTTTTGGTGGTTTGAACTGGTTTTGATGTGGGACTAGGTGCGGCCAATACTCCGCCTGCGGGTCCACTAGGGGCTGGTGCGGTCCCAACTGCTGGTCCCACTCCTGCTTGAGGCGCTGGAGCTGCTGATACTGGTCCTGTGTTAGGGCCTGCATTGCTGGGTGCTTGCTGTGGGGCATTGGTCTGCGCTTTCGCTTTCGCGGTTGCTTTTGACGCCTTTGCCTTTGCTGCCGCTTGTTGAGTATTGATCCTATCAATGTAGGGTTTCAGATACTTTGCTGCAAGTGCAGGGCTGCTTAGGGATGCCGTAGCCCCATCAAGAATCGACTTGGCCTTTGCTACAACGTCCAAACCAAGGTTTAGCCCAAGTTCATCCATTGCCTTCGTCAGGAGCGCACGATCACCAGATGACACAGTCTTGTCGGCATTCATGTCGTCACGGAGTGCTTTCAGGAACGCACGGTTGCCCCTCACACCATCTTCAATCTTTGCTGGGCGCGGTGAGACAGGGATGTCAGCCTGACCTTGAGGTGCCTGAGTTACTTGCTGTGGCTTACTGCGCGCAGCCTTCGCAATCTCAGTCTTAACGATACTGATAACCTCATTCAGAGGCTTACCGTTCATCTTTGCGCGGCCAGTCTCTAGGATCGTCTGATAAGCACGGATATTACGCTGACGCTTGGTGTCGCTGGTGTTCCGTGCTGCTGCCGCCAAGATACGAGCAACTTCTACATCTACTTCCGCTGGGGAGCGGTCGCGGACAAAGGTTGGATCGACCTCAGAGATTGCTTGGAACATGGCCAGACGTGGTGAAGGCCTGTCAGGTCGGCCAACTGGATACTCACCATTACGCCACATACGGACGTTGGTAGCAGCCTCTTCGTCTGCCAGAGCCTTCTTACGCGCAGCGGCGTTAGCGTCTTCACGAGCCTTGCGGGCGGTTTCTGCTGACTTAGCCTGCGCTCGCAGTCTTGCTGTCTTACCTTCAATGGAAACACCCGTTGGGGCATCAAGACCTTCCTGTTTACGGTTCTTCTTGATGAAGGTGTTCAGTTTCGAGCGGCGACCCGTAACTGCGTCAATAGCGCGTCCAGCAACAACAGTAGGTATCTGGAAGGCCAGAGACTGACCACCAGTTGCGAATGCAGCACCAGTGTTGATGTTACCAGCAATCATCCCTGCGGGGTTGTAGGAGCGACCAAACTTCGGAAGTGGGTTAAACGTGTCGGTAAACTGAGAGATGCCACCTTTAAGACCGCCGCTGTAAACCTCAGTTACGATGTTTGACCGACGCAGAGCATTAACAAGCGCTTGGCCTTCTTTGGTGTTGCCAACAGTATCTCTGACAAAATCGAGATTGCTCTTGGTAACTGTCGTAGACACTTTGTTGCGGGCCTGCTTGATGGTCTCATAAAAGCGGGCCTTTGTTGCCTCATCTGCATCCTTCAAGATTTCTTTCTTGATGATGTTGTAGTTGCCATCAATGTCTTCGCGTAGTTTGCTTCTAGTAGCATTCAGAACTGCATTAGCACCCTGCTGAGAAGAGGGGTCAATGTCTTTGATGTTGAAGCCTTCGGTATCTGCAATCTCTTGGAACATACGAGCCACGTCACCAGCGGCCTGTGATGTCTCAGGATCAACGTCTTCAGGCTTACGCAACACAACATCACCAGTCTTTGAGACTGTCGTAATGCCAGTGTTGATTGCACCAGATACAGTTGCACCGATAGCAGCCGCATCACCCATGCGATCAATCACGTCTTGAGCGACATACTCACCGCCTTGAACAGCGGTGTTGCCAATCACAAGCGCCTCTTGTCCTGCTTCCTGAATACCCTCACGGATGATCTTCAGTGTAGCACCGCCGCCCTTGATAGGCGTAAGTTCAATCAAGCCAGATGCGATTGCTGTTGCAAGGTCTGTTGCGGTTGCAGTTGGGTCAAGACCCTGCTGTTCTTTCTCGTCACGGTTTGCGCCCATGGCCATCGTTGTGCCAGCAAGAGTGCCGCCGATAGCAAGACCAGTGCCAATCACAGGTGCAGTTGTCGCTGCAAGACCAGCACCGACAGATGCGGCAGCACCCGCTGCGACCTGTGGTGCGGCCTCTGTTGCCCCATAAACGAGAGAGCGACCTGCATTCGCAAAGTCGCCCTCTCTCAGGTTAGACATAATACCATCAGCGCCTTCTGGACGCTGATAGTTTGATTGATCAATCTGCTGTTGGTTATACGCTGCGACATCAGCGCCATATTGCTCGACGCCTTGGATGCCAGAAAGTTCACCGAAACCTTGGATACCCTTGCCCATAATGCGCTGGGCGTTATCGACACCATAACCAAACGCACCGCCAAGGCTTTGGTCTGGTGTGGCTTGCGCTGGCTGATTACCTTCAAGAGCGCGGGCAGCGGCAATAAGACGCTTGGCCGCTGCGATGTCACCTGCCGCATGTGCAGCACGAGCACCACGTTTGTAGTCCTCAATAGTGTATTCAGCCATCACTTACCTCTAGTTATTGATGTAGGACAAATCCCCGTCAGAAAGGCCTGATGCCGTTTCGCGGGTTGGTCCCTGACTGAGAGGGACGGTTGCACCTTGGTTAAGGCGGTTCTGGACGCGCTCAAGAGCCTCCATACGATCAAGAAGCCACTGTTCCCAAATTGCTTCGTCCTGCCAATTAGTCGGAGCAGGTGCCAAGAACAGTTTCATTTCGGCGTTAGAGATTGCGCCTTTGGTTTCAGCAACACGCAGGAGCGCATCATCGACACGGACACGCTGCAAGATCAAGCGGCGGGCTGCGTCTTCATCACCAGTGAAGTTATCAACAAACGACTTAGCAATACCCATAATGCCCGTCAGGTCTCCACCTGACGCTCGGCTTTCACGGATAGCATCAAGTGCGTTCTGATAGTTAGCCATTGCATCACTGACTTTATTAAATGCTGCGGCTTCCTTCTTACCCAACTTACCAGAGCCGCCAGCGCCACCTTTGCCGCGAAGACGGGCTAGAGCAATACGCTGTGCGTTCTCCATCTTCTGAACTTCCAGAGCGTCTTTACGCTGTTGGTCCATGATGCGGCCATATTCAGCCGTTGCAGCACCGATGCCATTACCGACCAGCGCACCTGAATACATGGCACCACCAACACGCATAAGCATTTCGGCACGATCCGACAGAAGAGCAGGCGTCATAGAGCCACGGGCGTTGCTTGTGATTGGCTTACCAGAGGCCAATACACCGCCAGAAGCAGAGCGTGTAGTCGCTGCCGCAGATGCTGCCGCAGATGCTGGTGCAGATGCTGGTGCTGACGTTGTGTTTACCAACACAGGCTGCGTTGGCGTAGGCTGACTTGGGTCTGTCAGGACGGGCATCGCCTGCGCCATGTTACGGCCCATGTGATTACCGATGTAATCCGTTGGCTGCGTAAGGACTGGATCAGTAGGCGCTGTTACGACAGGTGGAGCCGTAGGCGCTGTTACGACAGGTGGAGCCGTAGGTGGTGTGTAGGGGTTGTTGATCTCAAACTGTTCAAGACCAGTGTATGCTGGCGTTGTCGCTGGAGTTTGGCGACTAAGGACAACACTTGTCTCATCAGGTCTACTAGAGTTTGCGGCTGCTGTAGACTGTGCCGATGCCAGTGCGTCACGAGAACCAAGAGCAAGATCGATAGACTTACCACTTGGCTGTCCATTTGCTGCCGAGGCAGACAGAATGCCCTCTGCGGTCTGGTTGTTACGAAACGCATCAAGGACAGGACGCTGTAGTGTGAGGTTGTAGGCATCTTTAGCCAGCCGCTGCTGCTGTGCTTCGTTAGCCCCCACCATCATCATAGATGTAGTGTTTCCCTCAATGGCACGGACCGCACCCGTAGCGGGGTTGTAGTCTACTACATATGCGGAAGGCGTCCCCTCGTTAAGAGTAACTTGGACGAACTCATTCGGAGCAGTGCTACTGTCTTGGATGTTGGGGAGGCTATCAGGGCCAGAAGGCGTATAAAGTGCAGGGGCTACATGATTTAAGTCACCATATTCCTGAAGGATAAAGGCCTGAGTTTCTTCTGGGAGACTGTTGAACCATTGCTCACTCATCCCAGCAAACGGCGAGTTCTTAAAGGCTGGGTTATTCATGATTGTTTGCCACATCGTTTACCCCTCCTTTAACCTACTGGTGTCTGTTGAGTTTGCGGCTTGAAGTAGTTGGCGATTTGCGGACCATACTGCTGTTGGAAGCCAAAGCCAGACATCGCGCCACCCATTGCGGCTTGGAACGGATCGACGGTGTTTGGCTTAACACTCTGCGAAGAGTTAGGAGCCTGACTAAGAATACCCGACTGATACTGCATCCGCTGCTGCATCTCGAAGTCACGCATACGCTCAAAGTCGTTCTGTGCCGCAGTAAGTCCTGCCTGATCGTAGCCTTGCAGACTATTACCAGCATTCATGCCAAAGTTAGCGCCTTCACCAAGGGTATTCAGCCCAGTGGTATAAGCAGACTGAATTGCAGCATTGGCATTACCAGCGGCATTCAATGCAGCACCTTGATCTGCGAACTGCTGTGCCTGCTGTGCTAGGCTGCGGTCAATCATCTGGTTCTGAATTGCTGCGGATGTATCTGCACGACGGTCGTTGTAATCACGGATAGCAATAGCGTCTGTCACACCAGCGCGGCTGGAGTTGATGTTGCCAGTGCCAGATGCACTCAGGTTGTTGTTGACCAGAGTGTTCTGCGTGAGGTTACGGTAATCATCACGCATGGAAGCGTTTACGATGGCATCACTGTTGTTTGCCGCATACGCAGTGGCGTTCTGTAGTCTATCCTGAAACTGTGCCTGCTGTGAGAGGCCTTGGAACTGATCGTAGAGCGCCTGAGAGTTCTGCCCAAAGTTGGCATTAGCGCCCAACATATTGTAACCGTTACCAATCAGATTGGCACCTACGTTACCCATTGTGTTGGCTGTGCCAGTCTGGAAGGCATTAGGGCCAGCATAGGTCTGACCTGTGTATGCCCCAGTATTGAGAATACCAGTAAGTGCCGCCTGTGATCCTGATAGGTTAGCATCCACATACGGCTGATACTGTTTGAAGCCCGCCATTTGGGCTGCTGTTGCTGCGTCTTGTGCTTTGGCTTGCTTGTTTGCGCCCAAAAGGCCCATAGCGCCGCCGATAATTGCGCCCCACATATCTTTATCCTTCTTGTTGGTTATACGGCGACCCAAGTCGTCCCGTTGTAGACGACAAGGCCTTCAAAGCCGTTCCCAAGTGGGTTCCACGGTTGAACCGCGTATCTAATCATCCCAACGCGAGCCGCTTCAGGCTCTCTTTCTGAGGCCTGAACGCTTGCTTCTGTTAGGACACGAATTGCAGACTCAATTTCTCGCAGTTCATCTTGGACATATGGACCCAAGTTATCTGCACCAATCTTTGGTGTCTGGCGGCGCACATAGCGCGACACCAGAACATAGAATTTATCTGAAAGTGGCATATTGATCACCTGCGACCAGTAACCACCACCTCCACATCCATGCCAGAGAAGGCAAAGTCTTTTAGTGTGCTACTTGTCATTTTGTATGAGAGATAACGTCCAGACATACGGGTATCTACCTTGTAGTCTGCAAGAGCATCAAAGGCCACTTCTGGACCATAGTTTGGTGCTTTCGTCGGTATCTCGGCTGCGCCAAAAGTGAACTTAAAGTTACCCTCTGAGTTTGACGTAGACATCTGGGGGTTGATCTTGGAGATAACCTTGTATCCAGACAGTGGGATACCCTGCTCATCAAGGTCAATACCAACACGCTCAATCTGTGGTGGTTCAGACGCAACAAGGTCAACTTCCTGAGACAGTGTGCCTTCGTTCACCAAGTCAACACCATAGAACCTGTTGTCTCCTACGTTACCATAGGCCTCAGAGATAATAACAGGTGTCCGTGCATACTGACTCTCTTGGTCATGGTAGGAACCGCCGACAGACGCATAGGTCTGATTGGCGTCCTGATACGAAATGACGGAGTTCACATTTGCCGTGGTTCCAGAAACAGCATTGGGGAGGTCTTGGAACGACCAAGTGTCTTCACGGTAGTTATAGACCGCCGCACGGTTACAGTTATCCACATCAGGATACAAAACCATATCGTCACCACTGTGGTAACAGAAGTAAACCTCTTCCAGAGCGGTGTTGTGTAGGACAAAGCAACTGTCCGACTTACGGTAGTCAATGCCGCCAAAGATATATTCGCGGACACGCCCGTCACAGATAGATTGCTTTGAGTTACCATCTGTCATGTAGATGTCGTCACGATCAAACACAAAGTGCTTACTGTCCACCTCTACGATGCAGTTCTGGTTAATCACACCACAGTCGTCAAATATCTTGCGGAAGTTGAAGATGAATGAGCCACCCACAAACTCCATCATCCAGACCTGATCCTGTGAATACACAAGGAAATTGGAGCCGAGAGTTGCACCATCCATAATCGGAGTTTTCATCTGCACGATGTCATTGAAACCCGCAGACGCTGTAAGGTCTGTTTCATCCCAAGTTGATGGGACTTGGTTTGCCAATGCAGGCGTCGAGAATCGGACCCTGTTAGGGTATGTAGTGCCGCTCTCTACAGTTCCCAGCGCAAGCAAGAAGTCCCCGTAGGACCGTAGCGAAGTAGTCGTCATATTGACGGGCCAGTTCGGAAGGTCGTTGAAGGTTCCTGAACTACTAACACGGGACTTTGGGTGCAGGTCGGACCTGTTGATATACTCAACATCAGCCAACATGGTGCCAGTGAGTTCGCGGGAGTCCGATTGACTGGAACCTGTATATACAGTTGTAAACACACCATTAGAGAACTCGCGTATGGTCATGGTATCATCCACCACCAAAACCGTATCGTATCCAGTGAGTGCCGTAAGTCCGTATGTGAACTTCGGTTTCCACGGTATGCTGCTTGCAATCGTTCGATACACGGGTCCAGAAGAGATTTTACCCTCCTTGAACCTGACGTTCTTGGCGCGAGTAAACGCATTGATTGGAAGGTTAAAAGGGTCAACGTCAGTGACCACGCCAACGGAGCCTAGGCCACGGATTGGTAGGTTAGGCATGGCCTACTCCTGTTTACGTTATGGGACTGTAAATATGTGGGTGCCAGACGTGTAGGTGCCAACAGTGTTGCCAACTTGGAGACGCGCATAGCCACCAGCGCCGCTGCCGCCGTAATATCCGCCACCTGAGCCAGCACCAGCGCCACCAATGACAACTGTAATGACTGTGGATGGGACAAGCATCACTGTGCCTGTCAGACGCTGACTTGCGGAGCCACCAACACCTGCGTTACCAGAACTGTCAAAGATGCTCGGCGCGTCACCGCCACCACCGCCACCACCAGCGCCGTAAGAGGTAGAAGGTGCATTTCCGCCCGGCGAGTTGTTGTTACCACCGACACCGCCAGCGCCGTAGAACGAGGCCTCACCGCCGTGGAATTCAAGGCGGCTGATAGCGCCGTTAGCACCACCAGAGCCGCCTGAAGCGACTACAGAGATGGAGAGGCCAGAAGCGGAGCCATTGAGGGAACTTGAGCCGCCTGCTGGGGCATAACCACTGCCACCACCATCGCCTACACCATAACCACCGCTACCGCCGCCGCCTATGATCTCATAGGTCAGATACTTACCGAGGATACCTCCGTAGAAGTTACTTAGGTCAATACGGGAGCCAGAGTTGGGGATACTGGTGTTGTTGACGCTGACATAAGCGCCATCTCTGTAATACTCAGATGCACTGATGGGGTTAGTGCCACCGAACTCAGCCTGAAGTTCTGAGAACCTAATAGTTCCAGATGTCGTTAGTGCCATCTTACATCACCCCCAACACATCAAGCAGAAGTATCAAAGGCGCTGATGTCACCAACGACACGCAAGTTACCAGACTGATCCAGAGACATCATCACAGTGCCACCGACACGGAAGTCCAAGCGGCCACCAGCGTCCTGAGTTACCGTGAAGGCACCCAAGTTGACTGTGGTGACTGTGGTCGTCCCAGTGAGCGTAGGTGAGGCGCTGGGCGCTTTGGTGTCCAGTTGGGTCTGGATGCTGCCTGTGACGCCATCGACGTAGTTCAGTTCCACGGTGCTTAGGGTGGCACCGTCCAAAATGTTGACTTCAGCAGCCGTGGCCGTGATGTCCTGAAGTTTGCTGATAGACGCCTGAGTGATCGACGTTCCAGACAGCGCATTGAGTTGTGCAGGTGTCGCAGTAACCGCAGAGTCAAGGTTGGGGAAGGTGCCCTTCAGGGTATTCTTGATGAGACGCAGGTGGTCGTCTGCCTGAGCGAGACCATCAGTTGCGGCTGGATTCAAAGAGTTCAGTTGGTTGACGTAGGTGGCTGTTTCGAGGCCCATGTCAGATGTTCCTTATGTTGTCGTGGGAGGCTTCAAGAGGCCTGTGTTTCGGGGGTGACTTGGGCTGACGAAGGGCGGACAACAACAAAAACAACAACACCTTTAGCCCCTGTTTTTGAAGTCGCCTTTTGTTTTCACCCCGTGGGGGCCAAAATCTGCCTAGGGAACCTAAGTCTCGCAGGCCTACCCACTGTAACCCACTGTAATCACTAGGCTTCTGTGACAGGGGATGCATCATCCCCATAGGGGGTGGGGGTATCAATAGGCCACACGGTAGACATTGGCTGACATTAGGCGCTCAGGCTCTGTGAGATTTTTATCTGGCTGGGGGCTCGGATTTTTAAGCACGGATGGAGACCTAAGTCACTCACAGCAACTCACAGCCCCACACGCACCATCAGCGCCCCACTGAGGCGGCAAACGTCACCACCAGTATCAGCAGCAACACGGAGCCGACTATCAGCCCAGCGGGCGGCTCTGGCTTCCTAGAGCGCCCCATCGTGCCAATTGTCCCAATCGTCGCTATCGTCCTCTTCGGGTCCACCATCGGCGCACCAGTAGGCCCACGCTTGGCCTAGGTCACTAAGTGCATCACTCGCATCTGTCTGTTGCCCTGACATCTCTGTCCTCTCTGGTGAAGTTGGAGCGCGGGAGCAGTCCTAGGCTCGAAGGCCTGACGCTCGACCGCGCTTGCCCATCGTCACACATGATCATCACTGAAGGAGCGCAGTGCGGAACACACAGTCTGGGAGACTGTAGTGACTAAGGGCGTCTCTAGTTACTTTAGTTCTATCTGTGTGAGGGATGGTCTGAGGATGTTCTCCATGTCACTAGAGTCTCTCTAGTCTCTCTAGTGCTGTCGTCGCCGTGTGCACCCGCTTCCCCTCTATAGTGGGACAGAAGTCACAAAGTTTATTGACAGGGGATTTCTGTTGCCTGTAGAACCGTAGACACAGGAGATGCGGTTAGCCCTTCTGGTAGTGAGCGTAGGATTACAGGGGACTGTAACTCCCTCGCGGAGACGCACGCCTGGTTCGATTCCAGGGTCGCCCACCACCAACCAAGGATTACCGCACTCTCCTGAGCAACACAGGAGACTACGGAATGACAACTACACTCAACACAATCACCCGCGACCTCAATGACCTCCCCACCCTGCGCCGTTACTTCGGTCTCTGGTTGGAAGGTTCCTACGAAGGCGAAGGGCACTACCGCTCCAACCTGAAGGCAATCGGTGCAGCCAACGAGCGCCAACTGCGGGCCTTCATTATCTCCCAGTTCTCTCGGTTCATGGCGTTCGAGCATCAGTGCTCAGTGGGCCACGCTCAGAAGTGCATCGTTAAGGCAGTTGATGCCGATGCGCTTGCAGCCTTCACTATGGAACTCATGGACGATGCTCTTGAGTTCTACACCCTGCACGCCACAGCAGCAGCGTGAGGGTCAGAGCCATGTCAACCAAAGCAACCCGCCTCTTGAACATCAAGCCGCAGGAGATGTGTCTACCCACCGCGTGGGCCTACTACCTGACCTTTGGCTATGATGACGCCCTGAGCGCGGCAGACGTGGCCGAGATCGACGCCTTTGTCGAAGAGAACTACCCCCTCGCCTTCGACGTGATCGACGTATCAGAGGAGTCCTACTTTAGCCGCTATCATGAGGCAGATGGTGGCAAC